TCAGGCGGAGCGTTTCTTGCTGCGCAATATCATTTCCATCGTGGCAACTCGGTTTTCAATGGCCGTGTTCACGTCCTCGAGGATTATGACCTGCATGTACTTTGGAAAACGCAGAATCCGAGCTCCCAACTGCTCCCATTTCTTCATCCACTTCTTACGCAGCTCAGATTCTCGACCCCAATTTTCCAGAACATCAACTTCACACATTTTTTCGAAGCCCCTACAACTTCATACCTATGAACGGTGCTGATGAACGGCGTTCTGAATCAGGAATCGATCTGATCTGATCAAGCTTCCTGGAGAGTGAGCGTGAATTTCCTAATGCTCTGCCCAGCCACGTTCTCGAGAACCCGCTGAACCCGCAAAACATACACGTTAACGCTGCTCACAGGTCTCACTGCCCGGTCGCTCAAGAATACAACGGTATTTCCATTCTGAGCGCGCGCCCAGTTACTAGGTTATGGTGTGATGTATTCTCTGAAGTCAACGATAAATCTGCGGATGTTCTTTCCCGCTTCGAATGGTGATTGCAGGACGCATTTTGCGACGACAACGTTAACGCTGATCGGCCTGTACGGATTGTTACATTGCAGAAGAATTGCTGTTCCAGCGCTTTGAATTCCGAAGAGGTATGGAACTGCACTGTTTGCCCACGCTACGTCCTGTTCAGCGCATGTAAGCTGGTATTGATGATATTTGCCGTAGACTCTCGTCGGATGCACGTAGTAGCCTGTGCCGCCGCTGACTTTCCAGCTGTCATGCTCAGAGAATGCGCTTGTCGCTGTCTCCTGCCAATCCGTCACGATTAAGGCTGCTGTTCCTGCTGAAATTTGATAATTCAACGTTCAAACCCCCTAAGAATGTCCAACATAGAGACCATTTTTGAAATGCAATATGACCGTTGCTGTTCCAGCGCTTACTGCGATATCTTCAGAGACACCGACAGTCCCGTCTCCAGCTTTGTAAGTTGCTGTTTGAATACTTGTGGGAGTTAATGTACCACTTACATTAACGTCCCCCGTCACATTCAAGCTCCCAGAAAACACTGCTGTCCCACCAGACGGATTGAAGCTTGCAGCTTTGACATTACCATAGTAACCATTGGCTCCCCACGAGACGATATCACCGTTAGCTGTAATCGGTCCAGTGACCAATAAGCTTACGTCCACCCGTAAACTGCCGGGGAATTCTATGCTTCCATCCGAGTTAAAGTAAACAATATCAATCAATGTCTTTCCGTTTCTAATAATCAAAAGGTTGCCTGTCCCTAGCGAATTTGTAGCATTAAGAAGCAGGCAGTCTGCGCCGCTTGTTGGACTTGCAATTTTCATTAGGCCATTTTTCTGGAGCGCGAATACTTCTTGAGTTCGATCAGCATTCATGAGAGTTATCATTCTCGTAGTTGGGTTTAGGTCGTCCCAAGGAAGGAGATATATATACGCGTCTGGGTTGCTGACTGCGCTTTTAAGCAGAAGACCAATAGTATCGAAGGATTGATAAACTGAAATCGCTTGTCGAAACGGCTTTTTGCCAGCAGATAGTTGGCTTTGGCCGATTACAAGACCATACAGCGTGCTATTCTTGCTATCACCAGCTTCGAGATCAACACAGACACCACTGTTAGCATCTCCGTAAGGTGGATCATCCTGCCCTGAATTATTGTTAAAATCAAACTCTGCGCAGTGAGCTGGAAAAACACCAGATTTATCGACTAGTGGATTGATGGCGAAGATGTGGCAACCGCCCGTCGGAGTCGAAGCATGAGCTTGAATATATAGGGCTGCAACATCAGAAAGACCTGACGCGACCTGCATCTTCCCCGTGAAATCGCAGTCAAAAACGTTTACGAATATTCTGCCCGGAATTTTCTTTCCTATCTGAGTTAATTTTAGTGAAGTTCTCGTTAAATAGTATATCAGGCTTCCAGGCCAAATATCATAGGCAGTCTGAAAACTTGAACCCGAATAATGCTCAGGCTGCGGTGTGCCCGTAGTCATCCATGGAATCTGAGGTATAGTCTGTTTTCCGCTGCTCATGCGATGTCTACCCCGATGTTTTCTATGCAGCCACCAAGGCCGTCGACGATGAAAGAGGCGACGAATAGGTTGACGTTTGAGAAGTTGTAGTTGAAGGCGAGTATGCCGACTTCTGCGATGCCGTGAGCGTAAAAGTCGCTCGCGCTGAAACTCACGGCTTTAACAACGCCAACATATGCGTCTTTCACAGTATCGAAAAATAATGAGCCAAGATTCGTGTACAGAGTGCTTTGCTGGCTGAAGTCAAGAGTTACAGGAGAATGGCCGTTTCGCAATGTAGTCGTTAGAATCCATGGGCATGCAACAACACTTGCAGATATAGAGCCGGCAGGCGAAAGAATCGATACTGTATGACTTGCGCCTACACTGAGAGGAACGAAGAGTTTGTAGACATATATTCCCGTTGCCCCAGTACCACCATCTTCATCAGGGCTTGTCTGCGTGATTCCGTCAACTTGAACTGTTAAGCCGGCACCCCAGGCTTGATTTGACCCTATTGTAACGGCATAGACTGCTTGATTAAGTGGACCTAGCGGCGTTTTTCTGGCAGCAACTGTAAGCGCGATATTGGCAGGATTTGGCGCTGCATACACCTGAAATGCCGAGTACACTAAATCATTGAAGCTTGTGATTCCGAATGAAATTCCCTGAACAGCAGCGATAGTCGCAGAATTATCACTTCGACCATAAAGACTAACGTCATACGTGCCAGCGTTAAGCCAGACTACTGAGCCGACAGGGTCGCTTTTATTTCCTGTTAAAGGCGGTGTGCCAGAGATCTCAATATGTTTTCCAGCTATTGTGTTACCGCCCACTTTAAGGATGAAATCTGCGAATGCAGTTGCGTTCGCGTCGGCAATTGTTGAGAGGAATGTGTTAACCCAAAAATAGACAAGCGCGCCCCCAGCTGGGACAACTATGTTTCCATAGTCATGTATCAAGACAAGGGCACCGGAAACGGTAGAGTACAGATTGTCTTCTGTTAGAATGTTTCTTTCGCTTGTTAAGATTCTTTCCTGTTCACACAATAACATTAGTGCCTACCTCTTTTTTGGGCCGATCTAACGAGCTATTCTCACTTGTTTCCGAAGAAGATTTGAAGGGCTCGTCGGCTGAATTATGACGTTCTGTAACTGCTCTTTGACCATGTTTGCAGCAAGCTGCGCAGTTACTCTGTCAGCACTTCCTGCGATGTTGACTAAGGGCGCTGTAATCGTAATACTCACGCTTGGCTTTGTAGAAGGAAGAGCCAAAGGAGTCCCGGCGCTAATAGCACTAACATTGGAAACGGCTGAAATTCCAACTTCTGCATTAAAGCCCTTGATCGAATCCAAAGCCTTGTCAGTGTTTGTCTTAACCATCCTCTGCCAATTATCCATCGTCCCCGTGCTTTCGTCAGCAGCTTTCTGAAGAGCGTGAGCAAAGCAAACACTGCTTATGAATCCCCCGATAGCGTCTCTGGCGCCGCCCAAGGCCCCAACAATCGTGTTAACAAAGCCGCCCATGATGTTGGCAACTACAAGGACAGCGTCAACTATGGGCTTAATGATGTTGTAAAAACTATTGAATAGTTCCGTAAGGAATGAGATGATGGGACTGAAAACTCCTTTTATAAAGTTCCCGAAGGGCACGAAAACATTATTCCAGAGCCATTCAAGTGCTCCTTTTACCGCGTTAACGGCCGCTAAGAAAAAGCCGCCCAGAGTATCTCCTATTGCGTTGATCATGTCTCTGAAAGGCTTGCACGTCTCATACGCGGTGACTATTATCGCAACTAGGCCTGCGATTGCGAGTAGTATTATAGCGATCGGATTAGCATCCATCGCAGCGTTCAGAGCCCACTGAATTCCTGTCCAGATTTCTTGAGCATGCGATACCGTTCCTATGATTGAGATGAGGCTGGGAATTATGGTTAAAGCAGTCCTTATCATCGTGTCGTTGTAGTTACGTGAAGACATGTCTGCCCTTTCCTGAGCGACTCGCAGGGCTTCTTGCGCGATAGTAAGCTTATCAAGAGCCTCTTTCGCCTGCGTGCTATTCGGACCGTACTTTGCAACTGCATCATTGTACGCTGTCTGAGCTTTCTCGGCAGTTTCCGTGCTCCGCTGAACCATCAAGTTCGCGCGGTCAACCATTACTTGAGCATTTTGTATGCGATCAAAACTCATGACAAGGGTCGCGCCTGCAAGCGCCAAGTTATTCATTGCCATTACTGAATTACCGAAGCTCGCTTGACTTTTTTCTTGTTGAGCTTGAAGGCTGTATCCAGCGTTTTCCACTTGACCGTAATCACTTGCCATTTGAGATGTTGCTGCACCAGTTGTGTTGGCAAGTTCTTGGGTTTTTCCTTCAACATCGCTGAATGTCACAGAGAGGTTACTGCCCACGCCTTCTATGACGCTTGAAGCCTCATCATAAGCCATAAGGTGAATTTCAACGTCAGTACTCAACTTTCTTTAACCTCTCTGCTGTTCATAATACCATTTTGCCCATTGCTTCAGAAACTCAATTTGGAAAGGAGTCAGCTCGCCTATCATTTGAAGTGTGTAGCCGTACTCATGGGCGATGAATCCGATGGTCTGGGCTCTTCCGTCGACTCCGACCCATTCTGCGATGTCCTCTGAGGAAAAAAACTGCCTTCTAGCTGCAGCTTCGTCAACAGCCTAACAACGACCTCGTAAGGCATCTTCTTGACATCATCAGCCGTTAATCCAGGCGACGCCGGAGCAAGCTGCTTGTACAACAGTTGAATGCTTCTGTCCTTGTTATCCTTGTATTTCTCGACGATCTCGTTAAGCTCATCATAGTTTAGCAGGACATAGCGTATCGTGCCCAAATCCTCATCATAGACTTCTCGTATCTCCTTTGCTTTCCGCACAAGCTCTTTCGGATCGAATATTCGCACGCGAGCAAGCCTTTCTTTCTCGATTTCTTCAAGGCGCTGCTCCATCTCAGTAACCTTCGCCCAATCTATCTGTCCACTTTCACTCGTATTTCAAACCCCCTTTACCGTTAATAGGAAATCAACGCTACAAAAGCGTTAAAAAAGAAAAAAGACGGAAAATCACCACGCACTCACAGTTATTGACTGTGCTTCTCCTGCCAAGTCTTCGCCGACGACGCCTTTCTGGTCAACCTTCATGTTTGACGTATCAAGAATGCACCCGTTCAGAGTTATCTTCGGATTTCCAACTGAACTTCCTGCAGGTCCCATTATGATCGTGACAGCAGTAGCTGCTAGGAAAAGGTTCTGATACGTCGCATCTATGTAAAGTCTAGTCATTGTGAACTTGAGCGTTTGATTTCCGCTCGAGAAAACAGCAGGCTGAGCTGACAACAATGCGTACTCCTTGATTTTTTCAGCACTCAGGTTTAACGCGAAGTTCTGTGCGTAGCCAACAGTAACGGCGTTTATTTGAATAAGCGCCCATCGGCCAATTAACGGAACATTTGCTGGCATTTTTCATTTTTCACCTCTTTCCAATTTTTTGCGTATCTCGGAGCTGAAGGTATCCTTCATACTCTTTCGAGCATAGGTTAAAGAGGAAATTGGCGAACATTATCTCCTGAAATAGACGTTTGTTTTCGTTGAAATGCTCTTTTGGGAAGGCGCCGCGCATATCGAATTCCCATTGAGCCCGTGCAGAAGCCAGAAACTCTTCAAAGAGCAATCTTTGCTGGTGTTCCTCAACAAGGTCATGAATCAAGAGGAAAAAGAGGCCCAGCCACTGCCGATAATAGCGATCCGTGTCGCCCAGGTAAACGAGAAGCTTTCTGGAAAGCTCCAAGATATTAAGAAAATGCCTATCCCGCAGCGCGCTCAAATCCTGATAGGGCACATCATCAAAACGGCCGCAAAATGCTTCAAGCTTGTAAGCTTGGAACAGTTTTTTGTAGACGTCCTCGAGTAGCTGCGTCTGGGGATACTGCGGATCTCGAGCAGAGAAGAATCTGTTCAGAATACGCACGGCAAGATTGGCCAATTTCTTGCGTACGTGAAGCAGGACCCACTTATCCAAGGATCCATCACCTGAACGTGTCCGCTATACTCCTGTTTACTGCGTCCTGGACCTCGAGGGCAAGCTCGTCCCTGTGCAGCTCAAAAGCCCTTGTCATAAAGAGTCGCGGAGCCATTCTATGTGTACCCCACTCTACGAAGGGCGCGTAGAATGCTCGAGCGTAGATTCCGAAGGCCCACATACCTTCTTCCTGAATGCTTTCAGTGCTGAGAAGGTAGCCGGTACCCACAGGGGTAAACCGTCGCATATCTTCAAATATACGGTTTCCAACGGCCCAAAGCGCGTTCTGTACAGGATTCTCTAATCCAAGGCTCAAACTTTGCAGTGCATCTAAGCTTCCTTTGTAGCTGGCGCTTACCTGCAACTGTATACTCATCTATGGTACCACATGGAAGTTTAGGCATGCTACCTGCAAAGTGATACGAACTAGATCAGGTCCTTCATTCTTACCTGTTTCACGCTCAACAAACACATCCAGGATGCCCGGAACCTTGAGCTCTTGTGAATGCAGAATCATGTAGATCTGCAGCTTCATGTTTTCACGGATGACAGTTGCATCCGCCGGAGACGTCAGTACCTTCACGTAAACGTCAACGAGAACACGTTCAACCTGTTGCCAAGCTTCCCTGCTCAGCACAGTCACCTGCGTCGGACTGGGAGGGTTATAGCAGCAGACAGCATAGTTTTTTCCGCCGGACAAGAAGGTTGCAGCGTCAACCCGAGTCGTTTCCCAGAGGATATCGTTGACTCCCGGGCTGCTCAAAGGCCAATTTGCCTTCAAAACATTCGAAACCACCGAAACATTATCAGGCGTAGACACTCAACGGATCTCCTCAAGCAGCTCGTCAATCAACCTTTTCACTTCGCACTTGGAGCAGACGTCGTAACCCACTGGGGCCAGACAATTCCGACACACAATCCGGCTCAGACGCGTCAGCTTTCCAACACTCAAAGGTTTTCCCGCCCTTCAGAAAAGACACAAGTCTAACTGCAATGAGGTAACTCCGGAGGGAGAAAAGGAGAAGGTTCTCTGAAAGGCTCAAGGACCATTAGGTTGGCGTCAGAACTTCAACGTCGTAGCCATCGTTAATGAGTTGTTGCATCTCGGTACTTGTAAGCACCTTTTTCGTACCATTAACCTTCGCGAGAATGTAGTTTCCCTTTGTTAGAACTTTGCTCACGGATTCATCAGTCCTCCCTCGTACGTGGACACATCTCCCTGCATTGAAGCTTCAGCAGTCACAACGGGCGTAGTCAAGTTGACAAGCTGCTTCTGCAGGTCATCACTCAAACCCTGAATAGTTCGGGCAAGGGCCGCTGCGTAAGGAGCTGTACGAGCAACACGCAAATCGCCCAGAAAGTAGTCGAAAGCGCCCACAAGTGAACCACCACTACTGATGACTAGGGCTCGCATACAAGCAAGATCCAAGGCAGCAATCCTCGCATGCGGATACCGCTGATCACTTGCATCTAAGAGACCGCCGGCAAGCGCGGTAACATAGGCGTTGGCATAGTCCACGTGAGCCTGCAACGCAGTCGTGCTCAACGTCAAACCGTAAACAGTGTAGTTTGCCGACCCTGAGTCATATAGCATGTTCAAGTGGCCTTGGACATCGGCGATTGTAATGTACCTAGATACTGGAGGAGCTGGCCCTTGTTGCCCGGCTGGAACGCTTATCTGCCAGCTGAAGCTGTGGTTAGTGTCTGGATCCGCAAAGCTCATGTTAATCCTGAAGGTTGCTGAGCCGATGTTGCTAGGCCAATAGGTACGTCCCCCCAAGTCATCTTGAGGCGTCAAACTAATCTGAGAGATATTTGGGGTGGAAGATAGACCGTGCGGTACATCAACGAAAGCGTTTCCCGCAATGATTGTTGCTGTACCTGAAACTGAACTCATTCCTTAACATCTCGTAAATTTGAAACTGGACTAAAAAGGGGGACTAAGAACTAGTCAATGCCGTCAACTATGATTGAGGTTGGTTGTATGCTGCAGAGGTAAAGGAATGTTTTTCCAGATGGAACCGTAACTGAGATATTTGTTGTAGCAAAGACTAACTGGCCATCAAGTGTAACGTTGCTGACAGTACCGCCGCTTATGTAGATCATCTTGTTTGTTCCAATATTTGTGTAGAGCGTATTGTTCAGGAGTGTGCCGGTGCCAAGGGCATCAACAATGTATGCTCCATAGGCAGGGAGAGCAATGTACCCGACTGGATTGAAGCCTAGTATCATCTTTGCATAGCTGTGAGGCCCTTGAATGAAAACTTTAGTGGTGTTCACGAGCCCGAAAACGCTTCCACCAATGTATTCATTGTAATCGTCGCCTGCCTCAAGTTCATGTATTGCGAGGGCCTGATTTGTACCGTTGACCGTTAAGCCTAAGATTTTGTTGTATGTTGAAGGTTGAGAAGCAATACCTTGCTCGATTAAGACAGCATCGTAGCCGCCTGAGGTTTTTCGACTATTGTCATCTGCCACGAACCCTTCAACCATACCGTTAGTGCAGCCCATTAGGATTAGGCCTTGCTGCTGGTTATAGTAAGCTGTGCTGCCAATGATCGTGTTTCTTCCGTTAGCAGGGTCGCCTCGAAGGTAGAAGCCCGCTTGGTTATTCCAGCTTGAGATGCATCCTGTAAGAACGCAATCTTGAGCATCTCCATACACGTAGAAACCCCCAGGACTCAGCGTACTAACTACTCCGCTCTGGTTTGCTGTGCAGCCCTGTACTACACATCGTTTTCCTGAAATACTGTATTCTTCTCTTCCACTTTTCTCGCTTAGCATAGCTGTTAAAACAGCACCATAGCAGGAAGTGTATACTTTGACGCCGTGTTTTGCTGCTTGGTAGATGTACACTTGGAATACTCTAGCATAATTGCCCTGAACCGTTAGTGCGTCTCCGTCTGTCTCGCTAGGATAGTTTCCATCAATTTTGAGGTTTTGAAGGGTATCTCCTGTTCCTGAAATTGTGATGAAGTTCGCGTTCATGCTCGGGTTCTCTTTTAGAATCGTGCTGTACATGTTTTCGCCCTCGACAGTTGTGTTCGCAGTAGCAATGTTAATTGGATTCAAGTCGTATTCGCCGTTCTTGAGAAAGAGTCTTCCACCAGTCGTCATGTTGTTTAAAGCGTTGAGGAAAACAGTAGTATCATTCGCAAGGCTAAAGTCAATAGCTCCTGTAGTTCCGTTAACTTCGTACGTTGCCGTTGAATTTTTGAAGAGCATGTACTGGAAAGGAAAGCCGCTTGTAGGTCCCGCGGGGCCTGCTGGTCCTTGTGGTCCTTGCGCGCCTGTCCCGGAAGCTACGCTAACCCAAGTTCCGTTGTAGTACCAAAGCGTGTTATTCGTTGTTAGATAGAAAGGTTGGCCTACAACTGGGCTTGATGGAAATGCTGAGCCTGACCAGAAAGTCATGTTTACTGCTTGTCCCTGATTGAAATAGATGTTTCCGGAGATACTGATGCTTGTTGCGTTGAACCATGTTGCACCATACAGACCGTAGCCTGCCACGTTCCAGTCAGCTGTCAAACCCTGAGAACCGTTAGCGTAGATAAGCAATGGTACCCCGGTTAGGTTTCCCCATGGAAAGGTATTCGGGACGCCGGTTAGATTTGCATAGGGATACGTGATAGGCGGGTAGCCAATAGGATTCCAGGAAGTATTGTTATAGACGTAGAGATAGCCTAGATCAGTTCTGTAGAAAAGCTGTTTCTGTATGGGTGAGGCTGGGAAGCTGGTTCCATTTTCAACGATTAGCTGAAGGATCTTGACACCTTGCCCAGCTGTTAACTGATTGATTGTAGTGACATAGATTGTTGTCGCATTCACGAATGTTAGGCCGTAAATGCCGTAGCTGCCTATGTTCCAATCTGCTGTCAATGCCCGTGTGCCATTCTGGAACAGAAAGTTCGTTGCCGAGGAAATTAACAAGTATGCTGAGTCATCATCTGCTCCGTCAGATCCACCGCCTGAGCATGCTACCCAAGCTGTGCTGTTGTAGTAATAGAGCGTAAAGAGGTCTTGACGATAGAATAAGCGGCCAGCAACAGGCGAAGCTGGAAAACTCGTTCCATTTTCTACGACAAGCTTGAGAATCTGTACAGTTGTGCCGTCTATGCTATCAATCGTTTTGACGTAGACTGTTGTTACATTGATGTAGGTCAGACCGTATATACCGTAGCTTCCACCCACGTTCCAGTTACCTGTGAGCCCTTGAGAACCGTTTGCGAAGAGCAGAATAGGTACACCAGTCAAGTTCGCATAAGGAAAAGTATTTGGAATGCCCGTAAGATTTCCATACGGATACGTCGCGGGTGGGTAGCCTATCGGAATCCATGTGTTGTTGTAGACGAAGAGAAAGCCGAGGTCTGTTCTGAAGTACTCTTGATTCGTAACAGGAGAATTCGGAAAGCTTGTACCGCTCTCGACAACAAAGTGTAGAATCTTTACGCCGCTGCCCGAGATAAGCTGGTCAACAGTTGAAACGTACAGCGATGTCGCATTAACAGAAGAGAGCCCATAGATCCCGAAGCTACTAGCATTCCAGTCTGCTGTCAACGGCCGTGTGCCATTTTCGAAGAGATACTGGCTTAGATCAGGTTTGTTGATAAGCTGATTGTAGTCATACGTTCCACCGCCACCGCCTGAGACCCACGTCGTGCTATTGTAATAGAAAAGCACGTTTGAAGCGTTGTTGTAGAAGAGGTAGCCGGGCGCAGGATTCGCAGGCCAGCTGGATCCACTTTCGACGACGAGTTTCAGGATTTGCAGGTTGCCGGAGAGGCTTGTTATTGTGTTGACGTAGATTGTCGTCAGATTCGCAGACTGCGTGAGAAGGGTCCCGCTTGCATAGTTGAAGACACTATAAGGAAGTCCGTTGCTGTAGTACTGGAAGATTCCACTGTTGAAGTCGTCTACGATGCAGTTGGCTCCTGAAGCAACAGTGTAGTTGATTCCTGTGGCTCCCTTGTCAATAACGAATCTTACGTTATTTGGAACGATAACAGCTACGGAGTATGGATCTGCGAAGACATACACGCTTCCACCGAGTACTGAAGCATTGTTCAAACCGTCCATGAATACTTGACTCTGATTCGTAAGATACTCCACAAGCTTGCCATTCGTGCCGTTAAGCAGTGTTGCGTACGCGTCCACTGTGCAGATGATGTAGGTGTTGCTTTTCAAGAAAGCGCTGAGACTGCTGTTTACTGGAATGTCAAGACGCTTCTCAATCGTTTCAACTCTAGCCTGCACATCAACATTAACAGAAACGTTGACTCCATGACTGGCAGCCCAGCCGGCAGCCACAAGAATCACTGCAATCATGATTGTTGCTTGCCACCACTTCAGATTCGACAGAAAACCAAGCTTTACCGTAGGTTGATTTATTCCATTCATTGAATCTCTCACCATTTATCTTGCGTTTTGCGAGACCTTCAGCATGTGAAAGCCTTCTCGCACGCTACTCATTCGCGCGCTGACAGACTAGCCGAAAATGATGCAACAACAAAAAATGGGAAGCTTGGTCAGTGAAAATCGAATTCGAACTTTCTAACTTGTTGCTAGACCCGTGATTTTGACGATTGCTTCTCCACATGTGACAACCGGCGAGTACCGGGTGGTCAAGCTGACGTCGACTGCATCGAACTCTTTTTTGACGTCCAAATCCGAAAGCAAGGGGCGCTTGATTACAAAGAATCCCAGAGGCGCGTATGAACCGCTTAGGTTTTGGCCCGTGCTCAGCAAATACGCTGTGCCTGCAGACACGACGTTGCTCACGTAAAAGTCGAACCCGTACACTTTGCCGATGTTACCCGATTGCACGACTGGCTCGCCGTACTGAGCGCTCAGGCTGAAATTCGGCAGGTACCTCAAGTCTCTAGCGTTAATTGGGTTCACGAGCAGACTGTCAGCAACAAAGTTGTAGCTTCCTATGATAGCCTCCGCCTTCAAAATGTCCTTTGTACCCGTTCCGCCTGAAACAGTGAACTCCGTGCCCGTTGCACCCATCGTTGTCCCCGTTGCCGTGATGTTGTTAGCTGCTGCACCGTCGATGCATGTGAGGCAATCCTTGTCAATCTGGTAGGCTACACGCCTTGCTAGACGTCTCAACTGCTGCTCAATCACGGGAATGTACAGATCTTCAATCTGCTCGCGAGGTACACGTACCCGTTCTCCCTTCTTGTAGGGCGTAACGGTGACGTAGTCAAGCGGTGTGAAATCCATTGGAATTTCAGTGGCCTCGCTGATTGCGCTAATGCCAATGCTCCTAGACCCTTTCTCTTTGGTGAACGTTGCTGTTCGTCCTGCAACCAACGGAAATTCAGGTAGCAGGCGTTTAACGATGAGCGCGGGCATCGTCAACTCGATGATGTGCTGGTGCAACGCTGGATACGCAACTGCTCCAGTGTCAACCCATGTTAGAGCATCTCGAACAAAACTCATCCATGACACCTTACCAGAGGGATACGATTCCAACGCCGCCGCTTGCGATTGCCTGCAGTGCCTGGCCGAGGATCGTGGTGTTCTTGCTCGTGTTGTCACTGATTATGTAGCCGGCTGAAGTGCCGCCGCTTGCGGATCCGATTTGGTCGCCTGCAGCTATGTTTCCCCAGGCTGTTGCGCGTACAAGGCCACGGCATGCGATTGACACTGGGCTGCCGTTCTTTGCACCCGTCAAGGTTATGCCTTTGACTTTCATGCTGTTGATAGTCTGGCATTTCTTGACCGTGAAGTCGCCTGTGATTTCAACAAGGTATCCTGGACTCAGGTCTTCGCCCGCAAGCATGGTGATGACGAAAGTGTCTGAGACGAGGCTTGCTCCAGCGCTGGCCTCAAGATTCGGAAAACCCGTGAAATAGTTTGGAGTACTCATGCAAAATCACTAACCCTTGAATCCAGCGGCGTTCAGCTTTCGAGAGGCCTTGATCAGGTCATTGAACCACTTGTAATCGCCGAGACCATCAGGATCGGATGATCCTTCAATCGCCCCGACGATGCCCTTGCCACTGGCTCTTTGCGCCGCCCCTGCACTTGCACCACTTGCCTCATCGCCTTCCTCGCCTTGCTCTTCCGCCGTGCCCTCGCCAAGCTGCTTTGACAACTCGCTGATTTTCTTTCCGAGCTCAGCTTTCCTGGCTCTCTTCGCCAGTTCGCCCTCGAGATCCGCAAGTTTACTTTGCAAATCATTAAGTTCAGAATCAGAAGCACCTGGCTTCTGCATAATCTGTTGCTTAAGCTGCGTCAACTGATCTATGTACTGTTGATACGTCAACTCTTTCGGCGCACCTTCTCCTGGCGCCACGTTGACTACTCCTTGCGCTTGATGCGGAGAAGCCTTCTGCTGAGCATTTTGCTGTTCAGACATAGGCTTCACCTCTCTTGTGTTTGATTGTTGTTTTTCAGGTTCTTGCGACTCCCGTCTAGAACCCACATCTTTGTCATTTTGACATGACTGTGAATTTCTGACTGGAAAATTCTTCCAATCATCATCATTCCAGAAAATACTGTCTATTGGCCGTGAGAAATCGCCTTTCGTTGCTGCTTCTCTTATCGCTTGTGCGCGTTCCAATATTTTCTGACTGGGATACGTTGTAGCTTCGAACTCTATGCCGACGTTTTTTTGGCTCTCATTCATTGCCGCCGCGAAGCCCACAGGCTTAAACTCGGTTTTCTCGTAAGCAGGAGAAGCAACAATGCTGAGCTCGCGGACCCTTGGCTTGTGAACGATTTCCCAAGCGTCTGGGCACAGATGAAAGAGTATTCCTTCATTCCTGGTTGGCTTGTGACACTTGCTACACTCAACATCGTCACTGTCAACCTGGACACTCACATATTCTATGTAACCGCGGAGTATCTTGTCAATAAGTTTCTCTTCTCCGCCGACCTCAGCTCTGAAATAGACTTCTTGCCCTTGACGTCTTGCCTCTGGCACTTTTCCAACAACCATGAAAACGCTTTCAGCATGATCCGCACGCAACTGAGCTCCTTTGAGCGTTTCAGTGAAGAAGTCAAGGTCCTCCTCTGGAACCTGCCACTTGTTCTTATTAACACTCGTATCGATTGCGAGCCCTTCAATGTTAATCAGCTTCTCTCTTGACGCGAACTGTGCGTCAATGCCTGCCTGTGCCTTGAACGGAACAAAGTATTTGAGCTGCATTCTCAAGTCACCAAAACCGCACGTTTACCCTGGGCTCTAAACCATTCTTCTTGGTACGCCCTGAACGTGTCAACTTCAAGCATGCTCTTCTTTTTCGGACTGTAACCCTTGCACCCGGACACACTGCAGGACGGGTGTTCCATGCCAACCTGCTTATAGACTCTAAGAAGTACATCATGAGCTTTCTTCTGCAGGGTCGCGCTCACCTTCGTATGGGTTACGCGTGCCATGGCGTTGCGCAAATGTGGAATGTCGATTTTGCCGTTCTTGTCCTTGTAGGGCAGATGTCTCAAGCTTCTGGGAACAGTCTTGCCTTCACTGTCCTTCTTGCCGCCAGACTCAATCAGAGAGAAGCTTGAATCTGGAAGGTCATTTACGTATTTCGTACTCCATACTGCCGCTTCAAAACTCATATTTCATCACTCAACATTCGAGATTTGAACGTAAGCGTTAACGACGCGGCGTCTGTACTCGTTCCACGCCCTGAAATCAAGCAGGGTTTGAATCTCGCCCTTCAAATGCGCGTCAAGCCACTTGCGCACCTGCTCACGCGTCTTAAACTGCTCCTTCGCAAACAAGTAACTCTGAATCTCCCAGCGGCCGGAGCCCTTCACGTTGCCAAGGGCAATCTTGACGCCTTTGCCGAGTTCCTTAACCCGGGTCTTCCCAAACTTTGCCTGGTCCTGAACCCGATAGCGAAAGGTCGTAGTGGTCTCTTCAAGTCCAGGCATGCTAGTTCGCCAGCCATTCGCAAATCGTAAGCAGACGCTTCAAAATGGCTCCTTTCAACTTCGCTAGGTGCCGCTTGTTATCAATGAACAGGACATAATTCGAACAGTCCTGGGGCATGACAACGCGCATCAACCTGTTGTAATGAAACTTCTTTCTGTCCAGTTTCCCATAGAAGTAGCGTCTCACCCTGCAGAAGAGGCAAGTAATGTGCGGTCTGCTCATCTCGTTGGTATAGCCGCACAAGGTGTGACAGGCGAATCTCGCTCTCATGGGGGATTGCCCTCCTTAGAAATTGAGACAGATGACCCTGAGGAGACGCCACCTGAACTAGCAGAGGGCGGCTGCTCCGGGAAGCCAAGCTGGGGCCTTGCTTCGCTGACCTCGATAATTTTCTTCTCAACGAGATCCGCCATGTATTTCGCCTTGACATCAACCAAGGGCTCCCACACAGGGCGCCACTTGACAACCGGAACCTCTTTGCCCTCTCCAAATTTTTCTCGTATCAGCTGCTTGAAAAGTACAGTTTCAAGAGTATCGCCGATGAGCTCCTGAAGCATACGCAGCCGGGTAACGTATTCCTGCATCACGATCTCGGCTGTAGCGCGGTTCGTCCGTTCGCTCTCGCCCAGAAAGATTTTTGGGACGCCCAGCACTGCGGACCGTTGAACCTGAAGGTACGTGAGCCACCATTCAATGTTCACTTCCTTCGTCATGCTCTGCACTACGGTGACTTCAACGTCTCCACGCACGAACACGTCGGTAGCAGGCTTCCTGTCGCGAAAAGCCTCCATAAGACCCTGCAGCTGCGGGTCCGAAAAGGGACGTTCAGGCGTGCCGGCCTTCACGACGAGCATTGGCTTCGTGTAAATATGCATGATGAGCGCCATGTCATCCTGCAACAGGTCGATGAGCGCTTGAAGCTTCAGCAGCGGCCTCAGAAGGCTCGTGCCGTAACTCCACTCGTACCACCAGCTTTTCGCTCCGTAACGGAAATGAACGATGTCATCCGCGACAAAAACCACCGGAGGAAAAGTTAGCAGTTGAACGTAGCCGAACACGTTGCCGTACGCGTCTCGGCGAACGCGCATGTGCACCGGATCCAAGGGCTTGAGCCACGCGACCTCTCCAGTCTCTTCATACCTGCACACCTCAAGGTATGCGTTGCCAAAAACAAGCATGTCCGTGCCCACGATTCTCAGCGTGTGCAGGATGTTGTGTTCATCAAGCCAATCTGAAAGCCACTCTCGAACCTCATCTTCAGAGCCCTGAAGCTCGAAACCGTTCCCAACGGCCATGTTAACTGTAACGTCGACCGACGCCTTGATGTACGGCGTAAAAGTGTACAAGTCCTTGTACGTCGGAAGATCCTCAACCGGCGTGGCGCCCCAAAGCCTCTCCCAATACGCCAGGTACGGAGGAGTAACGAAGCCGGCTCCGGAGCCTTTAAGCATGTACTTGGTAACGTAGCCCCAGAGCATGTTGTCTTTTTGCCAGCTAACCGGAACCTCCTCTTCAATCTGCTTCCTGGCAACGTCTGGAGGAACCTGGCGCTGAGCAACAAACCTACCTGCAGCATGCCGTACGCTGTTGAAACCCTTACGAAGCCTCTCAGCAACAAAACTCACTTGTACAGTTTCGCTCCTTTCTTCTTTTTGCGGCGAAATGATTTTTCAATTCAAAAGCCGTTACTCATTCCCTGTTACTAATGTGGAAGCATAACCGCGCCTCTTCCAGGCAACGGAGACTGAACACAAGCGTACACAGCAAGGGCCGTGCTCCAGAACACGTCGTCGTGGCCGCCTTCCGGATGGCTGAACCTGATATGGCCGGTCTTCATCAACTCGTACTTTTCAATGTTTAACTCAGCTGTAAGGTCGACGTCCTCTATCTTTCTTGCGGGCACGTAGGGAATCTTCACTTCGCCGGTGCGCATCTTCTCCCGCAAAATCGTGGCCATCTCCTCTTTCGACTGGACCGTGAAGGTTACGCCGGTTACGCCTTGGATCCCGCTGCGAACCATGTCCTCAACAATGTACGCGCCTACACCTGTAATGTCCGCGTACACCGACCTGATTTGCCAGCGGTCCTGAAGACTCTTCAAATAGCCGATGACACTCGCAAACTCGGCATGCAACGGAAAGCGATGCATGTGAACAAAGCGAAGCACCTGGTCAGCTTTCACAGCAACAGACACCACGCTGAAATCCTGCTCTTTCCCAAAATCGACGCCAACGTAAAACTCGCCTTGGGGTCGATCCTGAAACTCGAAAGGCTGCAAGTTACTGTCAATGCAGCTGACAATCAAGCTCTGCGTAAGCCAAGCGTCCACGTCCTCGACAAACTCTGCCATGAACTCCCGCTGAAAACGTTCAAACGGCAGCTGAGACCGCATCTCATCAATAAAACTCTGTTTTATTAGACCGGTTTTCACGACGTCTTCTGAGGTTACAACGTGCTTGCTGTACTCATTACTCTGGCACATCCGGTAGAAGACGCTGTCCTTACTCCAAGGAGTGGACGAAGCGATCATGGTGCCATCGGTCGTGGCCAGCATCGGATACAGAACATTGTAAAACACCAGGTCATCATCACGGAAAAACGCGGCCTCGTCGCAGATCACTTGGTTGGCCGTGTATCCTCTGAGGAGCTGAGGACTGTTAGGCAAGGCCACAATGCGGCTGCCGTTCTTGAAGCGGATTGTGGCTCTCTGCAATTTTTCAATTATCTGCAGACGTCGCTCCTTGGGCAAGCTTGCGAGAAAATCCTGAACTCTATCGCTCATGATCATTGATTGCCGCAAGGAGGCTGCGACAATCAGCGTCAAAGTTTTCGGGTGCACAATCGCAGACCAAATGGCTCTTAAAGCGATACAGGTTGTCTTACCAGCCTGACGGCTCCACCTGACAACAATGCGTTTTGAGGCATCTCGCAGAAGCTTCGCCTGGTACTCGTTACACTTGAACCCGAAAAGAAGAAGTGCAAAAGTCACTGGATCCAGAGGGAGCTCAGTCATTTCACTTGCCCGGTGCGCTTCCAACTGCTCCTTCAACTGCTTCAGCTTGGCCTTTTTTGCTTGCTTCATTCACGAGTTTCTCCAGTTCAGCCAAGTCCTCATCAATCTGCTTCTCGTCAAACCCTTTGGCAATGTTCTGCATGATTTGGGCGACATACGCGGCAACCTTAATCCAACCCTGCCTCTCCTTCAACGTAATAGGATGCATTTTCCCCCCAATGCGCTGATACTGAACCTTTCCACGAGCAATGGCAGACGCAGAATTGAAAAGTTGTTTCAACTGTCTAATCGTCTTCGTGCGTAGCTGTTGCGTGTCAAGTTTCACACGTCGTCTCAGCTGAAAAACACGAGCAACTATCACATCGTTATAAGGTATACGACCCCGCAACGATTGCCCTTCCCCCACTTTTCTCAACGCTGAAAACTCCCAAGGCCGCGACTGTCAACCAAAACCTCACCGTTCACGACATCAGGCACATCACCAATTTCCACAGCTCCAGTCAGGAGACACAAAACGTCCACCCGAGATATGAGAGAAACGGTCTCTCCTAATCTCGCATCATGAAAACTGGCAGAAAGAATTACTCGCTTAGCTGCCCTCTCCTGATTTTTGCGCTGTCTATCCTGAAACTTGAACTTGCTTCTAGCATGAACCAAAACATCACTTTCCGTAACAGGGCCACTCCAGGCGGCCTCGAACTACCACCAACACTGAAAGGCGGCGAACTTCGAATTCTCCACGCACAGAATACATCTACGAATTGAAATAGGACACGGTACCGCACGCGGCACCTTAGACAGTACTGTGGAAGGCCTTTGCCACATAAAAGCGAGCGCATATTAAGAAATATCAAGTAAACAAGTCTTGCAAGAGATAAGTTCTGACTCTGGAAGAGTGCGGGAGACATCGCCTCACTGTGCGCAGACGACGTCAAATTCCTTATAAGTAGAAAGGTTGTCTTAAGTGACTCGGAAGTGCGAAGTGGTCATGGACGATTCTTCTCTGGAGAAATTACCTCTCCTATACGTTAGACATATAATGGATGCGCGCGCGCTAGAGCAGGAGAGAACCTCATTGAATATCGAAACCGAGCTGCAAGGTTTGAGAAGGAAATCGAGAAGTTCCACAGCTATCTCTTAGAACAAGACTACACGATCAATACAGCGAGAAACCTGACTTTGGGAATCAGGCAATTGTTCCGATTCTATGAAATGGGAATAAGATTCAGAGCAGGAAGCAAAGTAGCCAAGACAGTCAAGACGACAAAGAACTTTCCGTTGACCATCGAGCACGTCAGAACCATATTTAGGGTCGCAGACCTTCGAGAAAGAATCATTCTCAGCATGGCGACTGACCTAGGCCTCAGAGTTGGCGACTTCATAAACATCAAGAAAACTGACATACCCCCTTTAGACCAAGAACCGCCTATTTCATTTGACCTGATGACCAGCAAAGAAGAAGTTGTAGCTCATGGTTTCTTGAGCCATGAAACAGTTGACCTTCTCAAAGCCTATTTGCCCACCCTTGAGAAGAAAAATGGCAACCCCTACCTTTTCCCTTCAAACGGAACAGCCCATATATCAGACGAATGGTTAAACAAACTACTACAACGACTAGCAAAAAACGCTAAAATCAACCTCAATGGAAAAAGCCTAACGTTTCACTGTTTCAGGAAAATGTTCCTATCCGCAGCAATAGATTCAGGCATAGGTCTGACCGCAGGAAAGAAACTGTGTGGGAAAGCCATTGCAGAAAGTGATGACACCTACCTCACCACCGTAAACCTACGAGACAAATTCCTTCAGCTAAAGCGGTTTCTAGTACTAGTAGAACAACCTCGGACAGAAATTGAGAAGATTGACTCACTGAAGAAAGCCATAGTCGGGCTTCAGGAACAGCTATCCAACCAGCAACTAGTCACTCAAACAGTTTCTGATGAGTACACCAAAACAAAACAGAAACTTCAACCCCTTCTAGAATTCGTAGAAGGCTTCAAAGATGAGGAAACACTTCAACTGTTCTTAGACCTACTGAGAAAGGCGACGAGCGTCTCACTGCCTCCAGATGAAGGTGTGTTCGTCAAGGTTGACTTTCCCGAGGAACTATCAGAAAGAATCGATAAACTCGCAAAGAAGAAAGGCATAACAAGACAACAGGCAATAACCTACCTAACTGACGAAGGAATCAAGGCACTGGAGAACCTAACCTCCAGCTAG